GTACCCCCAGATATACCCAGGCATTAAATGGTCAGAAAGAAAAATGCAATGGGTAGCACCAAATGGGGCTAGATTATGGTTTTCTTACCTAGATAGAGATGAAGATGTATTGAGATATCAGGGTTTAGCATTTAGTTGGGTAGGTTTTGACGAATTAACTCAATGGGCAACACCTTTTGCATGGGATTATATGAGATCCCGACTACGAAGTACTGCACAAGACTTGCCTATTTATGCTAGAGCAACAACAAACCCAGGTGGTCCAGGTCATGCATGGGTAAAAAAAATGTTTATTGATCCTGCACCTGCAGGACAAGCATTTTGGGCTACAAATATAGAGACAGGACAACCTTTAACGTACCCTAAAGGGCATAGTAAAGAAGGTGAACCTTTATTTAAGAGAAGATTTATACCTGCATCGTTGCAAGATAACCCATTTCTTGCAGATCAGGGTGATTATGAAACAATGTTGCTTTCTTTACCAGAGCATCAAAGAAAACAACTGTTAGAAGGGAACTGGGATGTAGCAGAAGGTGCAGCATTTCCAGAGTTTGATAGAACTATACATGTTATAGACCCAATAGAAGTACCAAAAAACTGGGTAAAGTTTAGAGCATGTGATTATGGATATGGAAGTTTTTCTGCTGTTGTATGGTTTACCGTGACACCATCAGAACAACTTATAGTTTATAGAGAATTATATGTTAGTAAAGTATTAGCTAAAGATTTAGCCCATATGATTCTAGAAGCAGAGGAAAATGATGGAACAATACGTTGTGGAATCCTTGATTCATCATGTTGGCATAAAAGAGGAGATACAGGACCATCCCTTGCAGAGACTATGATTATGGAAGGATGTAGATGGCGACCTGCAGATAGAAGTGCAGGTAGTCGTGTAGCAGGTAAAAATGAAATACATAGTAGATTGCAAGTAGATGAGTTTACAGAAGAGCCAAGATTAGTTATAACTAGTAACTGTACAAATTTAATTGCACAATTACCAGTAATACCTTTGGATAAAAGAAATCCAGAGGATATAGATACAAAATCAGAGGATCATTTATATGATGCTTTGAGATATGGAGTGATGAGTAGGCCTAGATCAAGTCTATGGGATTATGATCCCAATACAGCAAAGACATCTAGCTTTACACCCTCAGATAAAGTTATGGGATATTAAATATGTCAGAAGAATATATAGATGAACAGGTAGCATTAGATGATAGAGAAGGTTCTGAACAAGAAGCCATAGAAAATTCTATGGTTGCTTTTGTTATGGAACAGTTTGTTCGAGCAGAAGATTCTAGAAGAATAGATGAAGAACGATGGCTAAGATCTTATAGAAACTACAGAGGCATTTATGGACCTGATGTACAGTTTACTGAAACAGAAAAAAGTAGAGTATTTGTTAAAGTAACTAAAACAAAAGTTCTTGCTGCATACAGTCAAATAACTGATGTATTATTTTCTAATAATAGATTCCCCATAAGTATAGAACCTTCTGTACTACCTGAAGGGATAGCATCTGAAGTGCATTTTGATCCTAAAGCACCACAAGAAGATACACCTGCTAAGATGGCTCCAATACCTCGATCTATGCAAGGCATGTATGGATTTGCAGGAGATGGTAAAAAACTACCACCAGGTGCAACTATCTATACACTTCGAGAAAAACTTGGGCCTCTAGAAGATATGCTAGAACCAATAAAAAATTTAAAAGAAGGAGTAGGTGCTACAGCAAGTGCATATACTTTTAGCCCTGCTATGATAGCAGCTAAAAATATGGAAAAGAAAATTATGGATCAGCTTGATGAAAGTAATGCATCAAAGCAACTACGATCTACAGCATTTGAAATGGCACTCTTTGGTACAGGTATTATGAAAGGGCCATTTGCAATTGATAAAGAATATCCTAATTGGGGTGATGATGGAGAAT